ATCGGCAATCCATCTCGCGGCCCGGCTTGCGGGCGTCGGACCCGGGCATGAGGTCATCTGCACGCCCATGACCTGCACGGCCTCGAATATGCCCATCCTGGAGCGGGGAGCGGATATCGTTTGGGCCGACATCAATCCGCATGATGCCAATATCGATCCGGATGATGTGGAACGCAAGATAACGCCCAAGACGCGGGCTATCATCTGCGTCGATTGGGGCGGTTACCCATGCGATCTCGAAAGGCTCATGGATATAGCCGAAGCAAATGGCATCTATCTTATTGAGGACGCCTGCCACGCCATCGGGGCCTCATATAAGGGCGCACGGATCGGGAGCATCAGCATGTTTACATGCTTCTCGTTCCAGGCGATTAAGCATCTGACGACGGTGGACGGCGGGGCATTGACGCTGGCCGGCGGGAGCGCGGCGATGGCTGAACTCCATTATCGCCGGGGCCGACTTATCCGTTGGTACGGCATAGACCGCGATACGCCGCGCACGGACTTCCGATGCGAAGATAACATCGCCGAATTCGGATATAAATTCCACATGAATGATATCGCCGCAACCATCGGCATCGAGGGCCTCAAGACGCTCCCCGAAACGCTGGCGGTACATCGGCTGAACGCCGCATGGTATGGCTCGGAGTTTGAGGCACGGGGCATAAGGCACGCCCGCCCGCTCGCATACAAGCCGAACCGGATATCATCCTATTGGCTCTATACGATCCTGGTCGATGACAGGCCTTCCTTCATGGATTGGATGACAAAGGGCGGAGTTCAGGTATCGCAGGTTCACGCCCGAAACGATAAACATACCTGCTTCGCGGGCGCACGCGGGGGCTCGCTCCCGGGTGTAGATGAGTTCGATTCGCATAAGGTGTGTATCCCGGTAGGATGGTGGATCGGGCAGGATGAAAGGGAAACGATAATGGATGCGATAGAGGCATGGGATCATGTTCGCGGGTAACGGCATCATCTTTCGGCCCGTAGAGGAGAAGGACCTTGAGGCGATCCGGACCCTGCGAAATGATCCATCGACCTGGAGCCAGCTTACCTCAATCGGGCATATCTCAGCCGAGGCGCAGGCGGAATGGTTCTCGCGGCTGGACGGTGATCCTTCCCGAGAATACTTCGCCGTATTCATGGAGCGACAGGATGAGCACTATCCTATCTATTTTGAGGGCGATTTCGTCGGCATCATTCGGATGGATGAGATAGACCGCCCCAACCGTTCCGTCCGCATCGGGGCCGATGTTGTCCCGGCGATGCGCGGGCAAGGATATGGGACGCGGATTTACAAGACGCTTCTCAAATACTGCTTCGATTACATGGGCATGCATCGGGCCTGGCTCCTTGTCCTCGATACGAATGAGATCGGCAAAAAACTATATTTCAATGCCGGCCTCAAACTTGAAGGAAAGCATCGGGATGCCATCTGGCGTAACGGACGGTTCGTAGATTATCTCGCCATGAGCATCCTCGAGGAAGAATACCGAGAGATGGCGAAATGACCGACATGAGGCGGCAGACCATCATCCCGAAAGCCGAACCGGGTGAGCCGGGACCCTGCCAAGAGTGGCACGAATGGCAACTATTTCTTGATCTTGCTTCGGCCTATTTCAAGGCTTGTGAAATTGGGCATCCCGCCATAGTCGAAATTGGTTGCCATCGGGATAAGCAGCGTCCATTTTACAAGGCCATCGGCGGCGAATATCTCGGCATCGATATCAGCGACATTTATGCCGTGCCCGACATTCTCGGAGATTGCCACGACCCGGCGGTCATCGACAGGGTCAAGGCATGGCTTGCGGGGCGACCGATAAATCTTCTATTCATTGACGGAAGCCATTTATACGAGGACGTAAGGTGCGATTATGAGATTTATTCTCCGATGGTCCGAGGCATTGTTGCTTTCCATGATATCGCAGGAGAACCGGGTGCTAATCGATTCTGGAATGAGCTTCAGGCCGGGATACACGGGAATCTCCGGAAATCGTTTATAAGCTTGATATTCAGCACTGCCGATATCCGACGTGTTGGAACGGGCATCATCATAGATCCATGAATCGAACTATTGATATTCTTATCCCGAATAGGTTCACGTGGAATTCGATTTGCCTTACCATCGAGTCGATCATAAAGCGTACATCGCCGATGACGCAATACAAGATCATCGTTTGTGATAATAGTGCCGTCACCAGCCTATCCGGGAAGAACTGGGCACGCGATCCGCAACCCGTCTCAATCACGGGCGATGATGGAAACCGGCGCGAATATCTACGGGCGATGGCCGGGATCGGTCACATCCGGCTCATAGAAAAGACCGATCCGGGTACGCATTATGGGCATGGCGAAAACCTGACCTTACTGTGCGCGGCATCAACAGCTGATTACGCACTCCTCCTCAATTCCAATTCCGAGGTCATTCGGGCTGACTGGCTGGAAGCGCTCATGGACTTAATAAAGGATCCCGCGTATGACCTGGGAGTGGCGAGAGAACGGGACGGCTGTAATCATTTCGACGTATCCTGGATAACGCCGACCTATTGGCCGAACATTATGCTCTTGAACATACCGCTCTATCGGCAGCACTTCGCGGGTCATAAATGGGAACTTCGGCAGGTGGGATTCGAGGCATTCGAGCGCCCTGAGATATTTGCCGGCCTTGCGCCCCCACGCACGCCCGAGCGCATACCCCCGCTTGTGTTTGCCGACACAGGATGGACGCTGTGGGAACGGCTCCATTTCGATAATCCGGCGGAACTAAGGATGATACCCCTACCCGATAATTATTGGAATACGCACATAATATGGAGGGGTGGGATAGACCGGAATTCGCATCGCCCCGATCATGAACATGTGCGAGATACGCTTGCCATCATCAATGACCGGCTTGGAAGGTTGCGTACCACATGAAATCTGTTACGGTTTGTATTACAAACTATCAATCAGGGGAAGCCGTTCAACTTGCCGTCGAATCCGTCCGGAAGCATACGGCACAACCTTATTCGATTATCGTTTGTGATGATGCATCCGACCCGGCATTTTTTGATGATTTGGCATATCTCCGCAAAGCCCGGGAAAAAGGATGGATTCAACTTATCGAAAGCGAGAAGCGGGGTGGGCACGACACAGCCCTTCCTAAAATCCTAAGCACCGTCATGACTGATCTCGCGATGATTATTGATTGTGATATTCAAATCACCGGAGACGGATGGCTTGATGAAATGGTGGATGCGCAAGAGAAATCAAATGCGGCTATCGTGGCCGATTCAGAATCATTCCCTGATAATCCGATTGCCATCAATACCTGGTTTATCATGCTTGATATGGGACAATATCCGAAATTTCAGGCAACGTGGGCCTATACGAAGCGGCCCGATTTTGTAAGTTGGGAAGAAACGCCGGACGCTCTTTATGCCACCGGATACCGCATATATGAACGCGCCCATGATCAAGGCCGGACGATCATCGGCGTTCCCGTTTCCGTCCGGGCAAAATACAAACATTACGGGCATATCTCGGTTTTGTCTTGGCCCCAGGGTTGCCAGAATTATTCCGTCCGCCAAAAGCGCATAAATATCATCAGGGAAGAATTAGGGAAGTTACGAAGGGAAAAATGACGTGCATCCGTTAAATCGACATTTCTGGAGGCAAATGAGCCGGAAATATTCGCGCTATTTCAATGATCCCAGCATCGTGATTGAATTCGGAGCCCTGAATATCAATGGTTCAATCCGTGAATACTTTACGTGTCAAAATTATATCGGCGTGGATTGGCGGCCCGGAAATTGCGTTGATGTCGTGAGTCTGGCACACGAAGTTAAATATCCAAATGCATGTTTCGATACGGTCGTATCGGCATCTATGCTGGAACATGACCCGTATTGGCAAAAGAGCCTAACCAAGATGGTCGATCTTATGCGGGGTGACGGGATGCTTGTTCTCTCATGGGGATCGGCGCTCAATAATCCGCATGAGTTGGCGGTTGCCCCTGACGGCAAATTCCATAGCCTGAAATCAAAGTTAGTCTTTGATTACCTGGAAGAGATCGGCCTTTATATACACCAGTTTTTGTATGAACATTCGGTATTCCTGGGACATTCCCCGAAGGTGCTGACGGGATGGCAAGCGGGGTTCGGCGAGGTGACGTTGATCGGGTTCAAATCTCCTCAATATGCCGAGGGATTTAGGATTATCGACCCATTTATTGAAGCCGATAAATGAACCCGATTTCCATTTTGGTTTCTAACTATAATTCTGGCGAGGCCATCCAGCTCTGCATTGAATCCATCCGACGCCATACGTTGGAAGGCGCGTATAAACTGATTGTTTATAACGACATCTGCAAGAACGGAATTGATGACAAATATCTGAAGGATTGTCGGGATAGGGGATGGCTGACTCTGTTTGAGAATCCCGGTGAAAAGGCGCTCGGATATCAGGCCATTGTCAATCGCCTCCTCCATGAGATTTGCGATACGGAAAAAGCCATCCTCATGGATTGTGATATCCAGATCAAGGCGCATGGTTGGCTCGAAGATATAGTGAGATTACTTGAGGAGCCATCCGTTTTAGCTGTATGCGATAACCGGGGCGAGGCGATATGCGGGCGGGGTTGGTGTTCCGGGTTTTATCGCTTCTGGTTCGGCGGCCTGAATATGACGGCCTACCGCGATGAAATGCAGGTGGATTGGGGTTTCAGCGAAGGAGATCGGAGCGAGTGGCCATATCGTGAGATGTTCAAAAAGATCGATCATATCGACTTCCCGGAGAAGAGCGTCCCGGGGTTTGATGACAATAAGGTTTTCAATGATCCCGGCTCTCAACTTTGGATAAAAATCCATTTTTATAATCCGAAGAAATATCAGGTTTTAGAAATCCCGAGACATCTTGCGAGTAAGTTTCATCATTATGGTCATGTCAGTTTTTCCTATGATATCCCGGATGACTTCGATGATTACACGAGGCGCACAAAGGTGGCCAATCGGTCATTGATCGGTGCTGAACTGGCAAGGCTTCGATGCGCCTAACCATTGCCGCCGCCAATGTCGATTCCCCGGAATGGGCTGAATTATTCGTGAAAAGCGTCCGGAAGTTCACGGATCCAAAAACGTATGAGATTATCCTTGCCGATAATGGATCGCTCGAACGGAACCTTGTATGGCTGAAACGGCAATCTGATATCCGGATTATCGAAAATCGGGGAAATCTCGGACACGGCCGGGCAATGGACCAACTGGTCGATGCGGCTGCCGGCTGGTATGTCTGCATCTTGGATATCGATGCCCACGTTCAGCGTGCGGGGTGGGACACCGATCTTATCGCAATCTATGGCGCCGACCCATTGACGCGATTGATCGGATGTGTCGGTCCGGCACACAAACCGCTCCATCCGCCCTTGTTTTTCTTTGAGCGGCGGTTTATCCGTGAACATAATCTATCTTTCGCCTATCGACCGGAATTGGACCCGCGCTCTACGGACACCGCGCAACGTATTTATTGGCAGATACGTGACCTCGGACACAAAGTTCTTCGGCTTGAAAAGGGAACGAAGATTTATCCCGATTGCATCGGAGATGAAATATGGATCGAGGATAAAGCGACCCTATACCATCATTGGTATGGGACAAGATTCCGGGAAAACACGGACAATCCGCAGTTGGAACTGGATGGCTACACACTTCGGGAACATGTGGAGAATAAAGCGCGTCTTTTTGTACAACCACTCGTAAGGGAGATATTGGGGAATGACGGAACCGATACCGGGACTTGATCGAACTGCAATCATCATAACGACGTTTATGCGGGATGCACTCCTCATGCGATGCGTCGAAAGTATCAGGAAATTCTATCCGGATATCCCGATCTTCGTGGGAGACAACGGGAATCCGGATGATAAAAAGACGGAATTCCTGAAGGCTGCCAAATGCATGCATTTCCAACTTCCGTTCGATCTCGGCGTGAGCGGCGTCCGGAACGAAACGCTGAAGCTTATCCCGCCGGAATACGAATACTTGATGATTATCGAAGACGACACGGTATTCACCGACAAGACGCAAGTTGAAAAACTCCGGGCGGTCTTAGACGATGAACCAACGGCCGGACTATGTGGCTGCCTAATGTTCCTCAAGGATGGCCGAGAGCAGCACTATGAAGGCAAGATTTATAGTGAAGGCACGACGCATTTCATAGAGAAAATTGATTCTCCGGCATGGCGGAAGACGGCATCCGGCGTTCAGTTTACCATGAGTTTCGATCTTGTCCTCAATATCTTCCTGATGCGTCGCCATGTATGGCTCGATAACCCCTGGGATAAGGCATTTAAGACGGCGCTGGAACACGAGGATTTCTTCCTGGGGCTCCAGCAAAAAATGAAATGGCGCGTCGCCTATACCCGCGATGTATCACTGCAACACCTTCCGGAAGGGACGGACGACTACAAGAAATACCGATGCCGTCCGGTGGGGTGGAAATTGTTCGGCGAGAAGTGGGGACTAAAATTCGTCAACAGCGATTACAATCCGGAATCGCCTCTATCTTATGAAGCGATGGGAGACGGAAAGCTGGTTGATCTCAAGGGCGATAACCTCGGACTCATTATAGATGTCCTAACCGCCAATAAATGTACCTGGTGGCTTGAGGCCGGGACGTGTCTCGGCGCAATACGGGAGCAGGGCTTCATCCCGCATGATCCGGATATTGATATCGGACTACATCCGAAGGAGCTGGCGCTCTGGGATAAGCTCCAGGCCGACATGATAGCGGCCGGGTTCGAGTTCTTGCGGGCGTGGACTTACGGCAAGAAAAAAACGGAATTAAGTTTCCGGAAGAACGGCGTCAAGGTCGATCTTTTCTTTTTTTATGATGACGGCGATTTCTGGTGGCACGGCGCATTCGGGCCGAACAAGGATGGCGGATGGGACCATGATTGGGAATTCCTTCCACACGTTTTCTCGGCCCGTCTCTTCAAAGACTTGAAGTCGGTCACGTTCCACAATCTTCCGTGCTTTCTGCCGAATCCGCCGGAACGGTATCTCCTGGAACGTTATGGTTCGACCTGGAAACAGCGGCAACGGGGATATCGATTCTGGATGGATTGCCGGGCTATCGACCGAAACTATTTCAAGCGGGGCACGAAGGCCGTGTTCATCGGCGGCGTGTGGGATCTATTCCACGAGGGACATTTGGCAATTCTGGAACGGGCCAAGGCACTCGGGACGAAGCTCATTGTCGGCGTCCTGACCGATAAGGCCGCATCGGATTATAAGTCTCAGCCGGTCATCCCGTTCGAGTCCAGGCGGCGCATAGTTGACAGTCTGAAGTGTGTCGATAAAACCATCATGCAGAATGATAGGAACTCGACGGCCGATCTTGAGGCGGCACGCATCCAGCCTCATTATCTCGTCCATGGTGATGATTGGGACCAATGTCCCGGTGAGGCATATGTCCGGAACCACGGCGGCAAATTGGTTTACCTACCTTATACGCAGGGCATCTCGACGACCGAAATCCGGCAACGGATAATTGATAATGACACGAAGGCGGTCATTGCCGCCCGCGATAATAAACTTGCCATCGGGATCAAGACATTCATGCGTGATGCCACGCTCTTCAAGACACTTGAAACTTATCAGGCAACCCTCGCCAGGACAGACCTGCCATATCGATTTTATATAGCCGACGACGGCCCGCAGGATGACGACAAGGCTCTATTCTATACCAAGCTCAAGCAGGCCGGTCATGTGGTCATTTCTCTTCCCTTCGATTCAGGCGTTTCCTTCGGTAGAAACGCCATTGTCAAACTATCCAAAGAAGATTACGTCTTGATCTCGGATGATGACGTAGTCATCCGGGACGCCGGATCGATTAAGAACATGAAGGCTGTCCTGGATTCCGATAAGACTATCGGCCTCGTTGCGGCGACGCTCAAATACGAGCGCGGCGCATATTTCGGAAACGAGAATTATGCGAAAGGAATAAAACTCGAACGGCGGGGTCAACTTCTGGCTCGTATACCCGCACCTCGTGAAGTCTATGCAACGGCTGGCGGCATCAAGTATGTCCTGGCCGATCAGGTTCCGAATATCTTCCTTGCAAAACGGGAACTTTTCTACGACATGATATGGGATAACCGGATCAAGGTTGAGTATGAACATATAGATTTTTTTTTGGAATTACAGAAGACAAAATGGAAGGCGGCAATATGTCTCGATGCCGAGGCGTTCCACCTTATCTCAGAACAGCCGACAATGGAATATAACCGATATCGCCGGACGGCTCCGATGGCATACTTTTTAAAAAAGCATGAATTGGGATCGGTCATCAACCAGTTTTAGGAGTTCGATATGGCAATACGAAGGCTCGGGTTCCAGCCGTTAATGCAGTCGATCTATGCCCGACTCACGACCCATGCTTTAACCAGCGCTTATACGATCTATAACTACGTCCCCAAGAATGCCGTCATGCCGTATGTATCTTTTGGAGCTCCGATAGGCGTCCGTTCCATATCATTCACGACGCGGGATACCCAGGCCGAGGACAACTCCGTCACCGTCCATGTATGGAGTGCCGCCGAAGGCGATAAGCAAGCCTCGCAGTATATGGACAATATCATCCAGGCCGTCCTCGGTACGGACCTTGCCGTCCTTGGATATTTTGCGCCGTTCGTCGCCTTTCTCGACATGTCGGAACTCTTTATCGACGACTCCGTGCCGACGCATCTTGTAAGGCATGGCGTTATGAGATTCCGATTTATTATGGCTCCGAGTTGAGTCGGGGCTTAATTAAAAGACATATCAAAGACTTAATTTAGTCTGTTCATCTTAGCCCGAACCGCGAATCTTTTCTCACGCGGAACCGGGAAATAAAAACAAAAAACTTCAAAGGAGTTTACTATGACTACAGCCGCAGTAACCGGCAAACTCATGACCCTCTCCATAGAGGGCGACCTGATGGCGGAGAACCAGTCCTTTGCCCTGCATTTCGCGGGGGCTTCGATTGACGTAACATCGAAGGATTCGGACAACTGGGGCGAATTCCTCCAGGGTCGCAAGGAATGGTCTATCGATTTCAACGGCATGTACATCTATAACGATGTCGCCAAGCGTGCTCTCCAGGCCCACTTTCTCACCGGCATCCCAGCTGACTTGGACATTATCATCACCATGCCCGACGGCGCGACCTTCACAGGCAGTGCTGTTCTGGAGTCGATGGACTATGAAGGTCCGGCCGAAGAAGCGTTGACCATTTCCGGATCACTCAAGGGCAGGGGTGCACTCACACCTTCCGTAAGCTGAAATTCCTCCTTTTTTCTTCCTTCCTCCTTTCTCCCTCGGGG